CGGGACAGTCTCATACCATGCGACCTTTGGTTTTGCCACGCATCGCACAACCATCAGCTCGCTTGGAGGCCGAACTGACCTTGCCGCCCTTGGCAAAGTCCGGGTTACTCCGCGACCGCTCGTAAGCACGTTCCATCTGTTTGCGCTCACGACGATCCCGCTCCATCTCCTCTAGCTTCTTCTGTGCTTCGGGAGAAGGAGTGGTGGGTACCGGAGGAGCAGGCTTGACGTCTCGTGCAGCCTTTTCGTCCTCACCCATGTCAGGAGGGGTTACCGCCTCAAACGGGCCGACAACACGCTGTTTGCCTCGGGTAGCCATTTCAGCACATCCCGCCTTTACGCATCTTCACTTGCATGCCTTTGGTCTTGCCTTTGGTGGCAACCCCATCAGCACTCTTGTGGCCAGCAGCCAAACCACCAGAAGCCATCTTCTTGACCTTGCCGCCGTACTTCATACCCTTCATCTCAGCCATCTCGTGCTTGATCATGGGCTTGGGAGCGCCTTTCTTCTTCATGAAAGCCACTTCCTTTTGCATCATCGCTTTGGACTCTTTCATTTCACCACCCTCTGCAAATTTACGGCCCTTGTCGGCCTGGACAAATTCACGCCCCACGGACTGTGGAACGCCCACTTTTTTTGCAAAAGCCGGGTTATGCGACACGGCTTCCATAAACATGTGTTGACGACGGGTCTTAGAAGGCACCACGTCACCCTCCAAACAGACGCTTCACGCCTAACGTGATTGCGCTGCCCAATGTTCCCGCCAACGCCATAACGACCCAAATGCCACCCTTGGCCTGATCGATCGTGGCTTGCATGACTTTCATGTCCTGACGAAGCAGGTGAATCTCTGTCATCAGGTTACGCACGTCGGCTTCCAAGGCACCAAACTCCTTTGGGTTGATGTCGCTCATTTCAGCACTTCCACCTACGTCTAGCTTGCCGAATACGGCTGTTGGGGTCTTTGGCTGCTTCGGGGAACATCTTCATCTGACCGGCAGACCGGGCACAGAACGACTTACGCCGCTTTGCCCTCTCCGGAGATGGCTTGTCCTCCGTCACAGCGGTCTGAAGTTTTGAACCGGGATTAGCCTTGCGATACGCTTTGACACCCTTCTCGGTCATGCCAGCGCCCTGCTTTGTCGGACGAAAGTTGCCCGACTTCACTGAGGTCGCAATACCCATCCCTTTCTTGGCCATGTCATGCCGCCTGCGGAACAATCATGGGATACAGGCAGTCTTTGCCGAAGTCGCCTTCGTACTCCTGTACACCCATGTGACCCAGCTTGATTGTTGGATCAATCCAGACCTCAAAGCCCAGCTCCCGAGTTCGATCGCAGAAGAGGAAGTCCTCTCCAATGTAGCCCTCTGGAGTTACCTTGAAGTCAAAGATGGCATGTAGATCACGGCCAGAGTTGTCATCTCGATACGACCATTCCGGGCGATTCGCAACGAGCTTCTCAAACACATCTCGCCGCACCATCATGAATGCCGTTGCAACACGGGTCGCACGAACAAGCCCCATACCGTTCATCGTCAACCCCTGATCGTCTTGATCCAAGGTGGCGATATAGACCTTGTTGGTCTTTCGAGTACGGGGAACGCCCGCCACAATCCCTTTCTTGGGATCCGAGGTCCAGGCTAGAAGCCTAAACACATCGTCCGCATGAAAGTTGATGTCAGCATCTATGAACAAGAGATCCGTGCAGTCGGACTCCAAGAAGTCCTTAGCCAACAAGTTACGCGCCCTAGAAACAACGGAGCACCCACAGATGCTTCCGATCTGCACCTCAATCCCATATTGGCCCGCTTGCTGCATGAAGTGGGCCAATGAGATAGCGAGCTTTAGCGTGACTTTGAAGTCATACGCCGGGATAGCTATGAAGAGTCGCCGTCCCGTGAGCGTGTAACTTTGTTGGCTTTGCATGGATCACCCATAGAAGATGGTGGCTGTGACACTGTTATTCAGGATGACCCGAATCCCATCTGCCGCGAGAATACCCTCGCCGGGAATCACCACGGTTGAACTGCTGACGGTCGATACGGTGAGCTGCAACAAGACATCGTTGTAGATGCTGACATCTCCTGACGTGTTCCCAGAATCCGCTACGGTGACCGTAAACGTATTCTCATCAGCAACCGTGACAACCTGGTAAATCCCATCGGTGGGTCCACCGGCCGCAAAGTCGATGTACACCCACTCGCCCACCACCAGATCGTGTTTAGCTACCGTAAGGGTTGCCGTTGTCGTGGAACGCGCATACGTTCCAGACAGCGTGGCATTGTTCAGGAAGATTGCCGATCCAGCAGAAGTAACAGCCGCCGAGCAGGTAGCGCCTTTTAGACGCACCCTGCCCGATACCATCGCCCCTGACGATGCCGCATATTGCGACTTAACGTCATACTGCATTGAAGGCATAACAGCCTCCTATTAGACGCTTTGCTGGCCAACCAGCGGGTCGATGACGTAGTACACCAAGTAACCCGATGCTGTGCCACCACCAGACGTTCCATCCGTCACGGTGATGTAGACGTTCTCGGTGGTATCCATAGCGACACCAAGATCATTGCCGGCAACAGTAGCCGTACCAACCGTGATCGTTCCCACAGCACTGGTGTAGCCATCAACAAGCCCGTCGGTGTCAGAGGCATCACCAGACACGGTAGCCCAGCCGAGATCGAAGGATCCGGCTGCATCCGTTACAGCGCTCACCACAACCGACATCACAACCGCATTGGCCGGAAGGATGAGATCGGGAGCACCGGTAGCGGAGGAAACTTTGACGTTGGTAGTTGAAGCCGGGCCTACATCAGCAATGTAGAACTGGGCCGTCATAACCATCGAACCGCAATAGGCTTGACGCGACGCATCAGCACCCGAACGCCAGATACCTTGCGTGGTAGAAGGACGAACGCTCATTTTGACCTCGTGTTGTAGCACAAGCTCGCATCGTCTCTACAACGTCTGCTAGGCCAGTCGATGCAAGCAATACCTAGTTTCTAACCTTTTACTTGGTTTGTGTTTCAGTGTCAAGCAAATAACAAAAGGGGCCGAAGCCCCCTTTGTGTTGCCTGATCCCTGTGTACTCAAGCCCCGGGGCTTCCAAACACACCCAACGGATCGCTGAATCCAAAGCTATACCTCTCACGTGCCTTGTAGCGCACGTTACCGGTATCAAAGTCTCCGTCCATCGAGGTGCTCATCGGAGTCCGCACGAAGTGCTTCAGTCCGTTGGGAACGTCGGTGGTGAGGAACCAGGCGTCCGGGTCAGTCAAGAAGTGGTTGACACGGTAGCCATCGGGAATCGACCCGTTGGTCTTCAGAGCGTTTACGTCGTTGTCAGTCGTACCAACACGCAACTCGGTTTCGAGCAGGCGGGTTGCAACGAACTGAAGCGACGGAGGGACGATCAGCTTGCGGGGTTTGGCCGCAATCAGCAGTCCACGCTCATCGGTCCAGCCAGCGATCTGAATGACAGCCGCCTCAAGGGAGGTTTCGTTCAGGTCTGCCGGGGTCGAGGGCTCGTTGGAGTTGGTGCCACCAGACACCAGCGGATGCGCGGTGCTGAACAGTTCGACGCCATCCCCACCTTTGTAGGTGGAATTGAAGCCGTTGTTCAGAACCGCAGCCGCTTTGGTCTGCTTGGTGTACGCCATCGCACGGGCAAGAGCCTTCGTGTAACGCGACGACAGGGAGTCATAGAGGTTGTCCTCGATGGCCTCTTCCGTCAGCGAGAAACCGAGAGCGATCGTCTCGTGCGTGTAGCGTGCGGTCCAAGCCTCTTGGCCGTTATCGTAGGCAATCGCGCTGCCCTCGTTCTTGACCGGGGCGGCCGAGAATCCAGACAGTTTGGTTTCCTCTTCAAACGAACGCTCGGAGCTTTCGGTCTCGAAAATCTCCTTGTGCTCTTCGCCATAGCGTGCGTACTCCATGCCGAACAGGGCGTTCAGTCCAGGGAGCAGCTCTTTCAGTAGTTGTGCGCGTGAAATAGCCATTTGTCACTCCTTAAACGCCGGTCGGGTTCAGATACTGATGCCCGCCTGCGACAGTTTGACTAGTGACGTTAGGTGCATTCCACTTCACGATCACTTCCGTGTACGAGCCGGGATAGCCAGCAATCGCCGTCTCGGGTACAACGTCGATGACGCGAACCGGCAGCGTAGCCGTGGTCGCAGTCGTCGCGCTGATCGAAACAGCCGAGTTGCCAGTGGTCGTCGAACCAGTACCTTGAATCAGCGCCGAGTTGTTGCCAACAGCGGTGCGATTCACATAGCTGATCGTCGAGGTTCCAGCACTCGTCACGGCTACTTTGAACAGTGCATCCGGATCGTCCTGCACATACGCAACAATGTCGCTTGCAGTAATAGCACCGGGGTAATACTGCCGAAAGACCTTGCCGAACGTGGCGTCAGTGTACGAACAGCCAAGAAAC